ATAATCTAAAAGAAGATTTATCAAAACCATTTACATTCTTAATGGATGCTTCAATGGTTGGAGTTGGTGTAGGATTTGACACAAAAGGTGCAGGACAATTTGTAGTAAGAGGTCCTAAAACTGATAGAAAAACAGAAACATATGTTATACCAGATACAAGAGAGGGTTGGGTTGAGTCAATGGCTAGATTACTTGATTCATATTTTCTTGGTATTACAAATGTAGACTTTGACTATTCGGAGATAAGAGAAGAAGGTGCACCAATTAAAGGTTTTGGTGGTGTTTCAAGTGGACATAAACCACTTAAAGAAGTACATCAAGCTGTTAGAGAATGTTTAGATAAAAATATAGGTGAACCGATAACAATTACAACAATTGTAGATATTATGAACTTAATTGGTAAATGTGTTGTAGCAGGTAATGTAAGAAGAACTGCTGAAATTGTATTTGGTGACCCTCAATCAGAAGAATATATTAATCTAAAAAATTATAAGAAAAATCCTCATAGAGAACAATATGGTTGGACATCTAACAATTCAGTATTTGCTGAGTTAGGACAAGACTATACAGATATAGCAGAAAGAATTATAGACAATGGAGAACCAGGACTTGCGTGGTTAGAGAATATGAAACACTATTCAAGAATGAAGAATGGTGGTGATGATAAAGACCATAGAGTTGCAGGTGGTAATCCTTGTCTTGAACAATCACTAGAATCATATGAGTTATGTTGTCTTGTAGAAACATTTCCACATAACCACGAAGATTTAGATGATTATTTAACAACATTAAAATATGCTTATTTATATGCTAAGACGGTAACACTTGGAAAAACACATTGGCCAGAAACTAATCGTGTGATGTTAAGAAACAGAAGAATCGGATGTAGTGTGAGTGGTATTGCACAATTCATTACTCACAGAGGACAAGGTGAGTTGAGAAAATGGTTAGAAACAGGTTATGACGCTTTACAGAAATATGATAAAGGATATTCAGATTGGTTTGCTGTTCCACGTTCTGTAAAAACTACATCAGTTAAACCAAGTGGAACTGTTTCATTATTGGCGGGCTCCACCCCAGGACTTCATTATCCAGAAAGTAGGTTCTATATTAGAAGAATAAGATTATCGGTGAACTCACCACTAATCAAACCTTTAGAAAAAGCGGGATATACAATTGAACCTGCTTTCGGTAGTGAAGATTCTACTGTAGTGATTGAAGTACCTGTTGATGTAGGTGAAGGTATTAGAACTGTAAGTGAAGTTCCGATGTGGGAACAGATGGCCCTTGCAGCATTTATGCAGAGATATTGGGCTGATAATCAAGTAAGTTGTACGGTAACATTTGACCCTGAAAAAGAAGGTCCTCAAATAGCTACAGCTCTAAACTACTTTCAATATCAATTAAAAGGTATTTCATTCTTACCTAAGTTAGAATTAGGTGCTTATAAACAAATGCCTTATGAAGAAATTACTGAAAAGAAATATAATAAGATGGTTAGTGAATTATCATTCTTATCATTCAGACAAGTAAAAGGTAATGAAGCTGATATAGATAAATTCTGTAACAATGATACTTGTGAAATTGATTTTGAAGCGTTAAAGGAGAAAAAAGAATTATTAAAAGAGGTTTAGTATGTATAATCCGTTTACAAAACACCCAAGAGAAACAGTTGGAGAGACTTGGTGGGAACATTGTAAATTTTCAACTGGAATTGGATTAAGATTATTATTAACAAGTTTATATTTCATAATACATGGAATGTTTCCATTTATAGAAATTAATAGAAAGTATAATTTGGAAGATTCTTCAGAATGGTTGTGGAATAAAAATAAAAATAGAGAACAAAAGAGGAATAAATAGATTGAGTAATACAACTTTGGTATATGTTAATCCTAAATTTACTGATCAAGAAGATTTTAGAGATTTATTTAATTTACATTTTAATAATGATTTTATAAATTCTGTATTGGATAAAGATGATAAGTATTGGTTAGATTCTAATATTAAAAGTAATGAAGAAGTAGATTTACAGTCAGTACTGGGTAAAAATGAATTAGAAAAAATAATGAATGATAAGACACATAATTATTCTGTTGCTAAACATATGGATATGTGGAGGTTATCTTTAAAGAAAAATGATTCATTTGAATCCTTTAGAAAGAAGTTAAAAGAAAATTTTTTTAATGGATTTCAAGTGAAATATAAAGGGTGTTTTTATTATAATGGTGATGGGTATATGGGGTGGCATACCAATTGTGAATCACCTGGTAGAAGATTATATATGACTTGGAATTCTTCAGATAAATCTTATTTTATGTGGCATGATGGAGAAATGATTAATAATTTTAAAGAACCGGCTGGATGGTCATTTAAATTATTTGATATTAACAAATGCAGTGAAAATAAAACTTGGCATTCTGTTTATGCTGGTGCCGAAAGAATAAGTATAGGAATGCAAATTAGTTAGGAGTTATTATGAGTAGTCAATTTAATATAGATTGGAGAAAATCAATTATCATTTTAAGTGGTGGATTTGATCCCGTACATAAAGGACATCTTAGAATGTTCAGAGAAGCAAGTAACTTGGCTCATCAAGTTATAGTAGGATTAAATTCAGATGAGTGGTTGACAAGAAAAAAAGGTAAACCATTTATGAAATTTGAAGAGAGAAAAGAAATCATTGAAGGATTTAAATATGTAAATCAAGTATTACCATTCAATGATAAAGATGATACGGCTAGTGATTTAATTCAAAGAGTACATGATATTTATGATGGTGAGGAACATGAACATGATTATGAAGATGCAGGTCATATGGGAATGGTAGGATATTATAAATTATACTTTGCGAATGGTGGAGATAGAACAACAGATAATGTTCCTGAAATGAAAGTATGTAAAGAATTAGATGTAACAATGTTATGGGGTGTTGGTGGAGGAAAAATCCAATCATCATCTTGGTTAATTAATGGAGGTAAAGATGGCAATGAATAAATTATTAAAAGCTGCAGTAGCTTTTTATGTATCACAAAAATCAGAGGCTCAAGCTCATTTAGAAATTTTATTTAAAAATTCGGTTGGTATAGGTGAACATACGGATTTACTTACTGAAGTAAAAAATTGGACAGAGAAACTTTCACAGGCTGAAGAAAATTTATCGACTTTAGATAAAAATTTTGATGAATATGGAGATTTTAAAAGTGGAGAAATAAAATGAAAAGAGTATGGAATTATTCACTAATTTGGAAAATAATTAAAGTAGCTATGGCTTTGGCAGTATTTTTATTCTTTTTTAATAGTTGTGATGAATCATCAAATCCATTAGCAAACGATGTACCTTGTTGTGTTACACCACCTGATCATGAAGTGATGTCAATGGAACAACACACAATGATGCCTGGTGAATTACCACAACCAATGATTGTGGGTGGTTATCCAGTAGACCCAGCCTGTCCTAATTGTAAATATGACTTTATGGTTTCATTACAATCAAGTGGATGGTGGGGTGGACACTTTTGTGGTGGTTCATTAGTTAGACCTGATTGGGTTGTAACTGCGGCTCATTGTGTTCAAGGAGAATCACCTAATAATGTAGATGTAGTTATTGGATTACATAATGTTAATGGAACAACAGGTTCACAAACAAGAGATGTCGCAGAAATAATCATACATCCACAATATAGTGGTAACTCATTAAACAATGATTATGCACTTTTAAGATTATCATCACCTATTACAGATTTTGAACCAATTCAATTGTGTACAGATACAGCTCACGATGAAGAACCTGTAATGTCTACAACAATGGGTTGGGGTGCAACTCAATCTGGTGGTTCAAGTTCTAATATATTATTAGAGGTTGATGTTCCAATTGACGATAGTTGTGGTAGTTATTCTAATTCAGATATAACAAACAATATGATATGTGCTGGTGATAATAATGGTGGTGAGGATTCCTGTCAAGGAGATTCGGGAGGGCCGTTAATTATGACAAACTCTGATGGTGAATATGAATTAATAGGTATAGTCAGTTGGGGATATGGTTGAGCGGAAGCTCAGTACCCGGGCGTGTACTCAAAAATACATAGTAGATTAAATTGGTTCTTTGGTTACATTGGAGAACCTGAAGATGATTTTGAAGTAGAATTATATGGTGATGTAAATTTTGATGGTGAGATAAATATTACAGATGTAATAACAATGATTAATTTTGTTTTAGGACAAACACCAACAGAAGAAGAATCACTAACTGCAGATATGAATCAAGATGGAATCATTAATATTCTTGATGTAATAACATTAGTTGGTGAGATACTTGGAACTAACTTTGCACAATCAGTTAATTGGTTAGAAGAAAACTTTCCTTCATTAAATACAAAGGAAAGATTAAGTAAATTAAATAAAGAACAATACTTTAGTAAGTAGGAGAATGAAATGGGAAAACAAGTTAAAAAATATGGTTATAGTTGTAAATTGGAAAGAGTTGTTGACGGTGATACTTGTGACGCTCTTATTGATTTGGGTTTTAACACTTGGGCTAAGAGAAGAATACGATTTTATGGCGTGGACACCTGGGAAAGTAGAACTCGTAATCTTGAAGAAAAGAAAAAAGGTTTAGCAGCTAAAGAGTATGTTAAGGACTTACTTGAAAACTCTGATGATGGTAAATTTTCAATCATATCTCATGGAGTTGGAAAATATGGTAGAGTGTTAGGTGAGATATTTGTAAAAGGTCACGAACAATCAGTAAATGAATTATTAAAAGAAAACGGACACGCCTATGAATATGATGGCGGTAAGAAAAAAGTATTTGGAGGATAAATGAATAAAGAAATAGTAGGATTTACAGCAGGTAACTTCGACTTGTTACATCCTGGTTATATTATAACATTCGAGGAAGCTAAAAAACATTGTGATAAGTTCTTAGTGTTTTTACAGATAGATCCATCAGCACATAGAAAGAGTAAATATAAACCAGTAATTCCATTATATGATAGATATAAAGCTTTGATGGCTATAAAATACATAGATGAAGTTTATACTTATCAGACAGAAGAAGAGTTATATGAGTTAATAAAGTTTTGGAAACCTGATGTTAGAATATTAGGTGAAGATTATATGGGTGTAAAAGATTTTACAGGTTCAGATTTACCACCTAAAATTATTTACACTAGCAGGTCACATGGATGGTCTACTACAAGACTAAAAGATTTAATTACTAAACAAACTATAAAACAAAATCCAGATATAGTTGACAAAAATTTATTAGAGCTTTGGAATAAAAAATAAAGCTTGACTTTCATAGAAAAAAGGTTGTATATTAGAGTATGTATCAGAACATATATGTAAAGCGCACAAAAACATCAAGTGAGGTTCATCTTTGGGATGACCAAATCGGATATCAAAAATTTACTTACAAACCATATGCCTATCTTAAATCAGGTTCTGGAGTTTATAGATCTATATATGGAGATAAACTTAAGAAAGTCAATTACTGGACTGGTGATGATTTACAAAAGGGTAATGTGTTTGAATCTGATATTCCAATAGAAACTAGAGTATTAGTTGATAAATATGGTGAATCAGATGAAATATCTAAAGGTTCTAGAGAATTAATAATTGATATTGAGGTTGAAGTTAAAGGTGGATTTCCAGATCCAAGTAGAGCTGATAATAAGATAACCGCGATAGCAATCTATGATAAGGTTGCTGATAAATATTCTTGTTTTATATTAGGTAATGTACCTAACACAGATGTGGTTGAATCCTTTCAATCAGAAGAAGAATTATTACAAAGATTTTATCAGAAATATCTTGAAATTAATCCTACCATTATTACAGGTTGGAATGTTGATGGTTTTGATATACCTTATTTATATAATAGAACTGAAAGAGTTATGGGTAAGCCGATTGCAAATGCTCTGTCACCGATTGGTGAAGTATTCTATTCTGAACATAAAAAGAAATACAAAATAGCTGGTGTTTCAGTTCTTGATTATTTAGCTTTATATAAATTATATAATTACACACAGAAATCTTCATATAGATTGGATGTGATTGGTCAAGATGAAGTTGGACTTGGTAAGATAGAATATGAAGGAACACTACAAGATTTATATGAAACAGATATTAATAAATATGTTGAATACAACTTGAATGATGTTGTGATTGTAAAAGAACTTGATGACAAGTTAAAGTTTATTGATTTAGCAAGAAGTATAGCACATGTAGGACATGTTCCTTATGAAGATGTATTCTTTAGTAGTAGATATTTAGAAGGTGCTATTCTTGTTTATATGCAGAAACTCGGTGTGATTGCTCCAAATAAAGATTTTGCAGCAAGAGAGAAAATGAATAGTGATGAGAAGTTTAGTGGTGCATTTGTTAAAGATCCAAATCCTGGTAGATACGAATGGGTTTTTGATTTAGATTTAACATCTATGTATCCTTCAGTTATTATGACTTTGAATATATCTCCTGAAATGAAGATAGGTAAATTGGATGGTTGGAACGCTCAAGAATTTGTAAAGGGTGTTGAAAAAACATATACATTCAACAAGAGTGGTAGAAAAGATAAGGATATGTTGAATAGTGATGAGTTAAGAAAAATATTATCTAATAATAAAGTTGCAATTTCATCTAATGGTGTTTTATATAGGAATGATAAGAAGGGTTTAATACCATCTATACTTGAAAAGTGGTTTGATGAAAGAGTTGAGTATAAAAAATTGATGAAGAAGTATGGTGACGAGGGGGATAAAGAGCAGTATGAATATTTTGGTAAGAGACAATTAGTACAAAAGATTATTCTAAATTCATTGTATGGTGTCTTGGGATTGCCAGTATTCAGATTCTATGATGTAGACAATGCGGAGGCAACTACCACTACAGGTGTGGAGTTGATTAAGTTTACAGAGAAAATGGGAAACTACTATTACAATAAAGAGTTGGATGAAGATAAGGATTATTGTATCTATACAGATACTGATTCAGTATTTTATCCTGCAATTCCATTAGTAAAGAGTAGATATCCAGATGCTAATGTAGAAGATGAAGAGTTTATGACTGAAAAGATATTAGAGGTTGCGGATGAAGTACAAGGATTCTTAAATCAAACTTATGATCAGTTTGCTAAAAGATTCCTCAATTGTGATGAACATAGATTTGATATCAAACAGGAGTTGATTGCGAGGTCGGCATTTTGGGTTACAAAGAAGAGATATGGACAATGGATTATCAATGATGGTGGAGTAAAATGTGATAAGTTAGATGTGAAGGGATTAGATATTGTAAGAAGTAGTTTCCCACCTGCTTTTAGAAAATTAATGACGGAAGTTTTACAGGGTATATTGTCTAATAGAGATAAAGAAGAGTTGGATGATATGATTGTCACTTTTAAGAAGAGTATGAAGCAATTACCACTTGATGATATATCTCTTCCAACTGGTGTCAAAGGTTTAAGTAAATTTGCTGATAAAAGAAATAAAAATAGTAGTATCTTTACACCAATGCACAAAGGTACTCCTGTTCATGTAAAAGCGGCGTGGGTTTATAATGATTTGTTGAAACACTATGGATTGGAAAATGTTGAGAAGATAAAGAATAGTGAAAAGATTAAGTGGGTGTATCTGAAACAAAATCCATTGAGTATTACACAGATTGCATTCAAAGGTTATGATGACCCACCTGAAATTATGGATTATATAAATCAGTATGTAGACCACGATAAGTTATTTAAGAAAGGTTTACAGAAGAAGATAGATATGTTTTATGATTCAATGGAGTGGGTATTGATAGATAAAGAGAATACATTAGAGAGGTTTTTTTAAATGTGTGGACCAGGTATAGAAATGTTTGAAGATTGGGAAGATGATATAAAAATGAGTAAACTTATTTTGGGTGATGGATTACTTGGTAGTGCATTACTTATGAAAACAAAATGGAATCACATTAGTAGATCAGGTAGTGGTATTGATTTTACAAAACCAGAAACTTATGAATATTTAATTGATACTTTTGATGTTATAGTGAATTGTATAGCACATACAGATACATATGATAAAGATAGACAAAAACATTGGGATGTAAATTATAAAGGTGTTATAGATTTAGTAGATATTTGTAATAAGTATAATAAAAAATTAGTACATATATCTACAGATTATATTTATGCGAATAGTAAGGAAGAAGCTTCTGAAGAAGATGTACCTGTACATTGTGAAAATTGGTATGGTTATACTAAATTATTAGGTGATAGTTATGTCCAAGCTAAATCAGATAATTACTTAGTTATAAGATGTGGTCATAAAAAAGAACCATTTACATATGATAAGGCTTGGTTAAATCAAGTTGGTAATTTTGATTATGTTTCTGTTATATCAGATTTGATAGTTCAACTTATAGAAAAAGATTGTAGTGGTGTTTATAACGTAGGTACAAAGAAAAAAACTATGTATGATTTAGCTAAAAAAACTAAATCAGATGTTAGTTGTGATGTGTATTTACATCCACAGATTCCAAAAAATATTTCTATGAATTTAGAAAAATTAAATGAGGTTATAAAATGAAAATATTAGTTACTGGTGGTAGTGGTTTTATAGGTAAGAATTATATTTTAAAAAGATTGGATGAGTATCCAGATGATGTTATTTTAAATGTTGATAAATTAACTTATGCAAGTAATAAGGAAGATATAGTTGATGAAAGATATGAACATAAGAAGATTGATATTTGTTCTAAAAGAATTTCAAAGGTAATATCAGATTTTAAACCAGATTCTATTGTACATTTTGCAGCTGAATCACATGTAGATAATTCAATAGATGATCCAAGTGATTTTATAAAAACTAATGTTGTTGGTACTTTTAATTTATTGAAAAATAGTCTTGAATATTATAAAAATAATAAAAAGTTTAGATTTCTTCATGTATCTACGGATGAGGTTTATGGTAGTTTAGGGGAGACTGGTAAATTTAAAGAGACAACATCTTATGATCCTAAATCACCTTATTCTGCAGCTAAAGCTTCATCTGATCATTTAGTGAGAGCTTATTGTCATACTTATGGATTTCCTGGTATGATTACAAATTGTTCTAATAATTATGGTCCTTATCAACATAAAGAAAAATTTATACCTAAAATTATTTCAAAGATGAGATATGGTGGTATAATTCCAGTATATGGTGATGGAAAAAATGTACGTGATTGGTTATATGTTGAAGATCATTGTGATGCTCTTAACATTGTTTTAGATAAAGGTAAGATTGGTGAGACATATAATATTGGTGGTGATTGTGAGATGGAAAATAATGAAATACTTGCTGAAGTATCAAGAACTATTGGTGTTGGAAAATACTTGATGTCATATGTCACGGATAGATTAGGTCATGATTTTAGATATGCAATTGATCATTCTAAAATTACAAAAGAATTAGGTTGGAAACCAAAAACAAAATTTAAAGATGGAATTAAAAAAACAGTGGAGTGGTATTTAAATGAGTAATTATATAGAAAATAGACCTTGGGGTTCATTTGAAAATTTACTTGATGAAGAATATTGTAAAGTAAAAAGGATAATTGTAAAACCAGGACAAAGATTGAGTTACCAATATCATTATAAAAGAGATGAGTGTTGGGTTATAGTTCAAGGTAAAGCTACTGTCACATTGGATGATAAAGTTTTTACATATTTAGAAGGTGAAGTAGTTCAAATAGAATATGGAACAAAACATAGAGTTCAGAATGAACAAGAAGAAGATTTAATATTCATAGAAACACAAACAGGAACATACTTCGGTGAAGATGATATTGTCAGAATCGAGGATGACTACGGGAGAAATAAAAAATGAGATTAAGACCAGTAAATGACAAAATAGTTGTAAAAGAAAAACAAAAAGAAGATGATAATATTACATCGGGTGGTATAATTTTACCAGATACTGCACATGATGGTTCGTTAGTTGAAGGTGAAGTTGTAGCAGCTGGTAATGGAATGTATTCTTCTAATGGAACACTTATTCCAGTTGTAGTTGAGGTTGGAGATAAAATTCTATATAGTAAAAATACACATAAAAGTGAACATAAAATTGATGGTGAAGAATATATCATAATGAGTGTAAATGAAGTAATGTCAGTAATTGAGGATAAAAATGAAAATTAAATTAGACAAAACAGATAGTAAAGTAATACACTCAAATGAAACATATAATGTGATAGACAATACATTTTTAAATGGATTGATAGTATCAAAAACAGAGTTACATCCAGGTAAAGAAACTGGTGGTCACAATCATAGTGGACAGGAAGAAGTTTACATTTTCACCAATGGTAATGGTAGAATGGTTGTCGGTACTAAAACATATAATGTTAGTACCGGTGATATAGTATTAATACCAGATGGTGATTTTCATAAAGTATGGAATGAAGGTGAAGATGATTTAATTTTCACTTGTGTATTTGATGGGGGGAGAAATCATTAATAAAATAATAAATCAAGAATGTATAGAAGGACTAAAACAACTTGAAGAAAATTCAGTTGACTTATGTGTAACATCACCACCATACAATGTTGGTATAGAATATGAATCTTGGGATGACAATATGCCTATGGATAAATATCTTCAATTCGCAAAGGATTGGTTGACAGAAGTTTATAGGGTATTGAAACCGGATGGTAGAATAGCCGTCAACATTCCTTATGAGGTGAATATGAAAAAGTTGGGTGGACATAACAGAATGTTGATTCAGTCAGAGTATCATCAAATAATGAAAGAGATAGGTTACGGATTTGCTGGTATTGTAGACTTGGATGAGAAAGCTCCACAGAAAGTTAAGTTTAGTGCTTGGGGTAGTTGGTTATCAGCTTCAGCTCCATATATGCACAATCCAAAAGAGTGTATTTTATTAGGTTTCAAAGACCAATGGAAGAAACTTGAGAAGGGTGAGAGTTGGTATGATGGTAGTGAGGAAAGTAAAAAAGAGTTTATGGAATATGTGTCAGGTATGTGGGGTTACTTTGCAGAAACAAGAGGTATGACAGATGCAAACTTTAGCTTGGATATTCCAGACAAGGCAATTAAGTTTATGACATATAAAGATGATTTAGTATTGGATCCATTTATGGGTAGTGGTACTACTGCAGTATCTTGTATTAATTTAGATAGAAGATATATCGGTTTTGAAATAAGTCAAAAATATCATAAAATAGCAACTGATAGAGTTAATAAAGTACTATCTAAAAAATTAACAACAGAAAAAGCTAGTGATTTCTGGAGTTGATAAAAAAATAATTTAGATGATTATTTTGAAAAAATTTTCGGTCAAATTTTTTGTCTATATAGAAAAAAAAGCTTGACTTCAATAGTAAAAAGTTTGTATATTAATATATAATTCAATAGGAGAATAAGATGCAAAAAACAAAGTTAAATAGATTTATACAGAAGTATAATTTAAATGGGAATGTAAATAGTGTTAAATGGTCTGCGAAAGATAATTCATTGTCTACTTCATTTGTAACTTCTGATAAGTCTTTGATGGGAAATGTCACTGTTGACAATTTCCAGTTTGATGATGGTGATGTTGGAGTTTATACAACAGATCAATTGGTAAAACTATTAAATGTGTTGGGTGAAGATGTGACTATGGATGTTTCAAGGTTTGGTGACAAAGCTGTTACTTTAAAAGTGAAGAATGGTGTAGTTTCTATAGATTACACACTTTCTGACCTTTCAGTTATACCTGATCCACCAACATTAAAAAGATTACCAGATTTTCAAACTCAAATAAAAGTAGATTCAAGTTTTATTGATACTTTTATTAAAGGTAAATCTGCATTGTCAGAAGCCGAAACATTTACAGTTGTGAATGGTAATACAGGTCCTCAAGTTGTTATTGGATATGCTTCTACTAATACTAATAGGGTAAATATTCCTGTGGAAACTACATCTAATGGATTGACAGATAATGTTTCTTTCAATGCTAATTTATTCAGAGATGTATTATCTGCTAATAAAGAATGTACATCAGCGACACTTGAAGTTTCAAATGAAGGATTGGCGAGAATTAATTTCAAAGTTGATGATTATAGTTCTGAATATTTTATTGTAGCAACTCAAGGAGTTGATTAATGTCTGAACACTCTTTATGGGTAGAGAAATATAGACCAACTGACTTAACAACTTATATTGGTAATGAGCATCTTAAAAGTAAAGTGAGTGTATATCTTGAATCGGAGGATGTACCTCACTTATTACTTTATGGAAAAGCTGGTACTGGTAAAACAACATTAGCTAAGATTGTTACTAATAATATAGATTGTGATTATTTGTATATAAATGCAAGTGATGAGAATAATGTGGATAATGTTAGAACAAAGATTAAGAATTTTGCTTCATCTGTAGGTTTTAAATCATTGAAGGTTATCATTCTTGATGAGGCAGATTTCTTAACACCTAATGCTCAAGCCGCGTTGAGAAACCTAATGGAAACATTCTCAAAACATACAAGATTTATTTTGACTTGTAATTACGTAGAAAGAATCATAGACCCAATCCAATCAAGATGTCAATCATTTAAAATTGTCCCACCTTCAAAGAAAGAGGTTGCACAACATATGGTAAATATTCTTGACAAGGAAGGTTGTTTATATAAATTAAATGATATTGCTATGATTGTAACCGCTGGTTATCCAGATATCCGAAGAGTGATTAATTCAGCTCAGAGACAAGTTGTTGATGGTAAGTTGAAGGTAGATGTTCTATCTGTAATTCAAAATGATTATAAAATACAATTAGTAGAGATGTTGTCTAACGGAGCTAAATTTAATGATATGAGGAAACTAATTGCAGATAATTCAGTAAGCGATTATTCAGATTTGTATAGATTGTTATATGATGAGGTGTTCACATACGCTAGTGGTAAAGAAGCTGAATGTATACTTGCAATTGCAGAAGCTCAGTATCAAGATGTACATGTTGTAGATAAAGAGATTAATTTTATGTCTACAATAGTTAAATTGAAAAGGATAATTAAATGAAAACATTTTTAGTAGAAAATAGAAGAAGAGGTGTGACAATAAAAGTAACAATAAATCAGCCACCCTATGAAAATGAAAATATTCTATATAAAACAGGATGGAAAGAAAAAGATTGTACTATAACTGAAGTTTATAATGGTTATGATGATGAAGTTAGAGATCCATCCGTGATAGATACTATAGATATTGAAGGAGAAGAATAATGACAGTAGTAAAAGGTAATTTTGGTGGAGACGGTGGTCCTCCAACATTAGATAATATAGATTTAACACATGCTAAAGATATAGTATGTGAAGAATGTGGTGGTAAGGGATTTAAATCAACAATGATGTTAAAAAAATTATCAGCTTTAGTTTCACCAACTGGACAAGAAGCAATAATACCTATACAAGCATTTGGTTGTGACTCTTGTGGTCATATTAACAAAGAGTTTCAAGAAGCAGATATAAAACAAGCTTAATGCCTTTCTATACCTTTAAGTGTCCCAATTGTAATAAAGAAAAAGAAATATTACAGAAGATGAATTCGTCTAATCCGAAGTGTGGAGATTGTGCAGAATGTGGTTGTAATAGAGCAGATGGAACTTGTGGATGTGAAGGAAAGATGAAAACTTTTGAAATGGAAAGAGTTTTTTCAAATGTAGGTAAACCACAATTCAAAGGTAGTGGTTTTTATGAAACTGATTATAAAACAAAGGATAAACCATGACGATTATAGATTGGATGAATCAAGTTTTGGTTCACAAAAAGCCTTGGGATTCATTTTCCGAATCGGATAAGAAAACATTTAGTCCTTTTATATTAAATAGATTTCTTTCAATGGATATTGAATTTATTGAAATTGTAAATATGTTTCAGAAGTATTCGGTGGGTATGTTAGAAAATAAAGATATTTATGAATTTTATAGAAGATTACTTCCAAAAGGTAAAAGATTCAACAAATATATTAAAGGAAAGAAATCTAAAAAATATGATCCAGAATTAATTAGTTTATTGTGTAATCACTACAAAGAGGGAAAAAATAATATTATAGATTACATAGATCTTATAGAGAAAGAAGAATTAAAAGAAATATTAGAAATGTATGGAACAAATGAAAAAACAATAAAAAGGTTATTAAAATGAAAATAAATGAAAAAGAAGTATCATCTCCTGAATCTGGTTATGTAGATGCTATTGATTATATAGAAAAAAACTATCCAGAAACTGCTAGAGAATTTAGAAGTTTACAGGCTGAACAATATGCATTGTTCTGTAAAAAACAAATGGATTATGGTCCAAGTAATATTGCTATGGGAACTGATTTAGCTACAACTGAACAAAAAAGATTGAGTAAAATTGGTCTTATAGTTAGGATAAATGATAAAGTTCAAAGATTGATAAATTTAGTTATTAAAAATAACAGAGAAGCACAAAATGAACCAACAATAGATGCTTTTAAAGATTTGGCTTGTTATGGGATAATAGCTCAAATAGTTCAGAATGGTAAATGGGGTAAATAATTGAAAAGAATATCATATAGTCAAATATCAATGTTTAGTGAGTGTCCTCAAAGATGGAAACTTAATTATGTTGATGAACTTAGAATATCAGAATCAAATATACATTTGATATTTGGAACGGCTATGCATGAGACTTTACAAAAATATCTTGATGTTCTTTATAATTTTACGGCTAAACGTGCTGATAGTATTGGTTTAGATAGGGTTCTTCGTGAGAAAATGGTAGAAGGATTTAAATATGCAGAAGAACAAGATGGTAAAGCACCTTGTACTAAAGAAGAATTACAAGAATTTTATGAAGATGGACTACTTATTATTGACTTTATTAAAAAGAAAAGGAACATGTATTTTGGAAAAAGAAACTATGAGCTCATAGGTTGTGAAGTTCCAATTGAAGTAGATTTAAAAAATAATATAAAAATGGTAGGATATTTAGATGTAGTTTTAAGACATAAACCTACTAATGTTATTACAATAATGGATATAAAAACATCCACAAAAGGTTGGAACAAGTGGATGAAAAAAGATGAAAACAAAACACAACAATTATTATTATATAAACAATTCTATGCTAAACAATACAATCATCCAATAGATAAAATTGAAGTAGAATATTTCATAGTGAAAAGAAAACTATATGAAAATGTTGATTGGCCACAGAAAAGAGTACAACAATGGGCACCTGCTAGTGGTAAAATTAGTATGAATAGGGTTGCTAAAAGATTGGATACATTTATCAATGAGGCATTTGATGAAAATGGTAAGTATGATGCTGATGACTTATATCCAACACCAAGTAAGAAAGCTTGTAGGTTTTGTGAATTTAACCAAACGGAATATTGTAATGTTGGGATTAAATAGATATGATGCAAAATTATTATTCTATCAGGATTAATTTAAAAGAAGTTTTAGTTGACGAGAAAGTAGAAACTAAAATATTAAATAAATTAGAAGAATGTGCAATATTAGCTCAAAATACTTTTAAAGTTATTTTTTATCATGATGGAATAAAAAGGAAAGATTCAGAAAAATTTGTAGATCGCAATTCTGAATTATTATCTAAATTAAATTCGGAAATAACTAAAGATAAAATTAAATGTTGGTTTGTTATAGATAATGGTGTAAGATTAGGTCATGGTAGTTATAGATATCAATGGAAAGGTGATATAGTTGAAGGATTAGATCAATATATAAATCTAATCAATCATATGATTAAAAGGGATAAAAGATGAAAGTAGGGATTGTAGGTAGTAGAAGATATGAAAATAAAAAAAAGATAAAGGATTTCATATTCAAACTTAAAAATGAATATGGAGAAGATACAAAAATTATAAGTGGTGGTGCAAAAGATGGTGCTGATAGATATGCAAAAAAGTATGCACTTGAATTAGGATTACAATATGAGGAGTATCCACCATCACATTTCCCACACAATTTATATTGTCCTTTACCTGAATCAAGATATGGTAAAGAATATAGTCCAAAGAATTATCATGTGAGAAATAAAATTATAGCAGGTACAAGTGATTATGTAGTTGCTTTTATTCCTGATGGGATTGAATCTAAAGGAACTATGTCAACTATAAATTATTGTAAAAAATTTGGAAAAAAATATGTAATTATAAAATAAAATCAATGTTTTTTGGATTTTGTATATATGTATATATAATGAGTATTAAAAGTAAAATAAAATTAACTTCTGTAAAAATTGTTCAAGATTTATATAATGAATTTAAACATGTTAGTCTTGATGAAAATTTAAATCTTCAAAAATTAGTAAATAGATGTATTCTGTTGTATATTGAAGATGAAAATTTTAGAGACAAAATTAATAAATCAATTGATCTCAAAGAATCTGGTAGCAGTTTTTAAAATAAAAGGAATTCGGTTATATGAAAAAGAAAAAGATATTATTATTATCAGATGATATGAGAATGCATTCTGGTGTGGCTCGGATGTCCAGAGAATTTGTATTAGGAACAGTAGATAAATATGATTGGGTACAAATCGGAGGGGCTATAAAACATCCTGAAGAGGGTAAAAGGATAAAAATAGAGGGTGATGAAAATTTTAAATTACCAAAAGACTCTAATATAGTAATTTATCCTGTAAGTGGTTATGGTAATCCTGATTTGCTTAGACAATTATTGATACAAGAAAAACCTGATGCCATATTACATTTTACAGACCCAAGATTTTGGCTTTGGTTATATCAAATGGAACATGAAATAAGAACAAAAATTCCTATTATGTATTATAATATTTGGGATGATATACCAGATCCACTTTACAATACCCATTTCTACAGAAGTTCAGATTTACTTATGGGTATTTCAAAACAAACCTATGGTATTAATAAAAGAATACTTTCTAAATATGGTTATGAAGATTGGCAAACTACGTATGTCCCTCATGGTATTTCTGAAGAAAGATTATTTAAAGTAAGAGAAAATGATTTAAAATATAAACAATTTCAAATGAAATTTGGATTGGATAAATATAAATTTAAACTTTTATATGTTAATAGAAACATCAGAAGAAAAAATCCAGCTGATGTGGCATTAGCATATAAACATTTTATGGATGGACTTACACCTGAACAAAGGAAAGAATGTGTATTTGTATTTCATTCATCACCAGTTGATGATAATGGAACAGATATGAGAGCAGTTTGTAACAATTTATTACCAGATTATCCAGTTTTATTTACAGATGCAAAATTAGATGATATTGAAATGAATTATTTATTTAATGCATCTTCTGTTTATATTAATATGGCTTCAAATGAAGGATTTGGGTTAGGTTCAGCTGAATCTCTTATGACTGAAACACCAATCATAGTAAATGTAACGGGTGGATTACAAGACCAATGTGGATTCAAAAAAGAAGATGGTTCATATCTAACTGCTGAAGATTATGTTGAGTTAAAATCTAACCACAGAGGAACTTACAAAGATCATGGTGAATGGGTTAAACCTGTATTTCCAAGAAGCATAAGTTGTCAAGGTTCGCCAATGACACCATACATTTTTGACGATAGATGTCAATTTGAAGATGGGGGTGATGCGATAAGATATTGGTATGATCAAGGTAAAGATGGAAGAGAAAAAGCTGGAAAAAAAGGTAAAGAATTTTTACTTGATAAAAATATTGGTATGTCTGGTAAACTTATGTCAGATAAAATGTCAGAATCTATAGAAAATTTATTTAAAAACTGGAAACCAAGAGCGAAATATACAATGGAGGTTATTTAATGAGTAAGAAGAAACAGAAATTATTAATGGTTGCTCCATTTGGAACAAGGAGTGGATACGGAGATCATGCTAGAGATTTATTTTGGTCATTTTATAATTTAGATAGATTTGATATAAATTGTATAGATGTACCTTGGGGAGCTACTCCTAGAAATGCTATATCTTATGATAATCCAAAAGATAAAATTCTGATAGATTGTATGGTAAGTCCTAATGAAATTAAAGAACAACCTGATATATGTGTTGATATTAGAATACCAAATGAATTTAATCCTGTTGGGAAATTTAATATTGGTATAACTGCTGGTGTTGAAACAACAGCAGTATCACAGGTTTTTTTAGAAGGTTGTAACAAAATGGATTTAGTTATAGTTCCATCTGAACATTCAAAAGCTGGTTTTGTGAATAGTAGATATGACAAACTTCAACAAATGCCTGATGGTTCACAACAACCTGTGGGTCAATTAAAACTTGAAAAACCAATGGAAGTTTTATTCGAAGGTACAGATTTAAATGTTTGGAAACCATTAAAAAAAGAAGAAATAGAAAAAAATATTTTAGATGATATAAATAATATTGTTAAAGAAAAATTTGCTTATTTATTTGTTGGACAATGGTGTGCTGGTAATTATGGTGAAGATAGAAAAGATATAGCTAGAACAGTAAAAGTATTTTATGAAACTTTTGCAAATAAAAAAAATCCACCGGCTTTAATTTTAAAAACAAGTGGTGCTACATATTCTATATTAGACAGAGAAGATACTTTAAATAAATTAAAACAAGTAAAATCTAAATTTCCTTCTTTTATGAAATTACCAAATGTGTATTTATTACACGGTGATTTTACTAGGAGTGAACTCAATAGTTTATACAATCATCCAAAAGTAAAAGCTATGGTTTCATTTACACACGGAGAAGGATTTGGAAGACCGATGTTAGAAGCTACATTAGCTGGACTTCCTGTAATAGCTAGTGGTTGGAGTGGTCAGTTAGACTTTTTAGACAAAGATAAGAGTGTGTTGGTTAATGGTACAATGGGTAAAGTACCAGAATCAGTTCATTGGCAAGATATAATTATTCCTGAAAGTCATTGGTTTAATGTTGATGAGGGAGAGGCATCTGCTAATTTAGAATTGGTTTATAATAATTATAATGCTGTTGAACAAAATGCAAAAGAGTTGATGGATATCAATAGAAACAAATTTTCACACGATGCTATGACTGTAAAATTAGGAGAAATATTAGATAATCATGTTAATATATCTTCTACTGTTAATTTAAATTTACCAAAACTAAAAAAGGTAAAAACAGAATCGGAAAAACCAAAAATAAAATTACCACAATTATCTTAAAAGGAGTAAAAAATGGAAAAACAACAATCTGAAAGAATAGTAACCACTTGTCCTTTATGTGGTAAAAAAGAATTACAAATATTAGAAGATAAATATAGAGTCATAGATGGTAATCCTTCTAGAAACTTTCAATGTTTATCTTGTGGATATTCTACTAATGATGATTATAAAGGTGATATTGAAACTAATGAGGCATATAAAGCTACTTCTGAAACATTAAAACAATGGGTCAAATTAGCTGATGGTTATATTTGGTTACCTTCAGTAGTAAATTTACCTGTTGGTGTATTATATCCTCACGATGGTGGTGAAGAAATGAAATGGGCTTTTGCTCCAATTGTAGAAATACCAGAAGAAGAACAAAAAAACTATCCAGTAGAAAATAAAGAAAATGAATTTTATAAAACTAGATTGGATACTAATAACGAGGTATATTTTAATACATTTAAACAAGGTATTTTTGAAATAGAAATTATAGTTGGTGCTTCAAAAGAGGTAAATAGTGGCAAAAATACCTAGATCTAAAAAAAGAGGATTAAGAATAAGAAGCCACAGAAGAAGGATACAAGGTATGAAACCTGTACCTTTATCAAAAATTGAAAATGGAATGATATTATCATTTGATTATGGTGGAAAAAAAGGTTTAATTTTTGATGAAAAACCATTAGTTTTATTTCTTTATTTAGAAAAAACAACAACTACAGGTAAAAAATTATTACATGGTATCAATTTAAATTACATAAGAGAAAGTGTTGTTCAAGATATTTTTGATGAGATATCTAAAGTAACAGCCGTTGAATATGGTGATCAACCTGATGTTGGGAAAAGAGAAATTGGTATAAATCATACATCCATTCAATTAGGAAGTGATAGAGATAGAAAAAATATAAATCCCAAAGCTTTCTATGACAAATTTATTAAACCTAGAATATTAAATACTACAGCTGGATCAAATAGTTATAGAACTTATGATGTGACTAAAGTTACTGGAATTAAAGTAATAGATTATAAATTAGATGTAGTTGAAAAAGAAGTCAGAGAAATAACAGGAGTAACAAAAGGTAAACTTAGTACTGCCGAATTACATAAATCATTAAAAGAAAGTGATAGTTATGTAAATGTAGATAATTCAAAAAAACCAGAGAGCACAGATGAAGATTAGTTATAGTATACTTACACATAATGAGGATGATTCTTTATTAAAATTACTTGAATTTTTAGTTGAACATAAAAATGAAGAAGATGAAATAGTAATCCTTGATGATTTTTCAGATAATCCAAAAACAATTCAGATATTAGATACAATGACATCCATGTACGAGATGAAGTTTGATCAAAGAAATTTAAATAAAGATTATGCTTCTCAAAAAAATCACTTGACTTCTATGTGTTCAAATGATTATATTATTAATATAGATGCTGATGAGATTCCACATAAATTTTTAATGAATAATGTAAAAGATATAATAAAAGCAAATCCAACAATAGATTTATACTGGGTGCCAAGAGTAAATACTGTTGATGGTATAACTCAAGAACATATTAACAAATGGGGATGGATAGTTAATGATAAAGGTTGGGTTAACTTTCCAGATTATCAAGGTAGAATATGGAAAAATAGATCAAATATAAGATGGGAAAAACCCGTTCATGAAATTTTAGTTGGTCATAAAGAACATACTTATTTACCCCCAGAAGAAAAATTCTCATTCTATCATCCCAAGACAATAGATAGACAAGAAAAACAAAATTTATTTTATTCTAAAATAGGACAATAAATATGAAAATATTAATTACAGGTGGTTCAGGAACAATTGGGAAAGCTTTTATAAAAGAATTTCCAGAACATACCTACTACAATGTTAGTAGGAATGAAAAGTTTTTAACTGATTTGATGCGAGAACACCCAGATACAAAAAACTTTATTGGTAATATAGAAGATGAAAGTTTTTTAATGAGAGTATTTAATAGTGTCAAACCTGATGTAGTTATTCACGCCGCGGCTATGAAACATATAAACATAGCGGAAGAGAATCCAATACAAACTTGTCAATCAAATGTGATTGGTAGTATAAATGTTATTAATGCTAGTATTAGAAATGATGTTCCAATAACAATAGGAATTAGTACAGATAAAGCATGTTCCTCTGCTAGTGTATATGGTGATACCAAATCATTAATGGAAAAATGTTTTATGGAAGCTAATACAATGAAAAACAGATTTGCACTGACAAGGTTTGCAAATGTAGCTCATAGTAATGGGTCTGTATTACCATTTTGGTTAAAGTGTAAGAAAGAAAATAAACCTATTAAAATAACAGATCCAGAAATGAATAGATTGATATTTTCTAAATCAGATGCGGCTAATCTTATCAAACATGCTATAGATAAATGTGAAGGTGGAGATGGTGGTTTTGTTTGTTCATACAAAATGAAGTCTGTAAATATGATGGAAGTTGCTAAAATTATAGCTTATGAAGGACATATATCGGACATTGAAGTTATAGGGAAAAGACCAGGGGAGAAGGTAAATGAAGATTTGATCAGTGTTAATGAATTACCATTTACTTATGTGCATGGTGATATGATTTATATTTACAATCAAGAAAATTTAGAAATGCATACATTATCAGAACCTTATTCATCTGCGACAGCTGAAAAAATGACAGAAGAAGAAATAAAGGATTTAATATGGCCATAACAATGAATCCATTAAAATTAGTTACATCTGGTAGATTTGATATATTGCCAAAATATGTATATGCTAAATTTAGAGATAGAAATTTACAAACGTCTTTCGGACTTGATATTTATTTGGAACATCTGAGGGTATGGAATAATTTTGGTCAAGATGGGTTGAGTTGGGATGGAAAAACAGGTCCTGAAACTTATTTATCTTCTTTTAATTTACTATTAGATTCTCTTAAACATTATAGATTCGATTCTAATAAGTCAAGAGTAGTAATAAATGAAAATAAAAACTTGTTACATGGGAGTCATAGAACTGCTGGATGTATTTTTTATAATAGACCTATAGGATGCGAAATTGGTAATGAAGGTGCATGTGATTTTGATTACAATTTTTTTAAGAATAAAACAATTCATGTTCCTGAAGGATTATCTCAAGATTTTAGTGATTATATAGCTTATGAATATTGTAAATTAAAATATAATACTTTTATAGTAACTATTTTCCCAACAGCTGTTGGTAATACTGAATTAGTTGAAAATATATTAAAATCTAATGGTGATATTTTTTACAAAAAATCAGTACATTTAAATAATAATGGAGCTTTTAATTTAATTAAACAAATGTATAATGGTGAATCCTGGGGTGGTAATGAATTTGATAATTTTTCTGGTTTTAGAAATAAAACTAATTTATGTTTTAAACATTCAGGACCTGCTATAGTTTATGTAGTGAATTTTAATTCAGATAATCTTCAAGATATAGAATCAGTTAAATCAGAAATAAGAAACATATTTAATGAAGGTAAACATTCAGTTCATATTAATGATACTAAAGAAGAGACTATTAGATTAGCTAGATGTTTATTAAATCAAAATAGTGTTCATTTTATGAATAATTCAAAAGAATCAAATTATTCAAATTTTAAAGAACAATTAAATTATTTTAAGAATTATATTAATAATAATAATTTGAATATAGAAGATTATTGTATTACAGGTAGTTCAATATTATCAATGTATGGTTTGAGAGAAGGTGCTGATTTAGATTATTTACATAATGGTGATGAAATAGTTGGGCATAACATGATACACAGTCATAATGAATATAGTGAAGGTAGATATTCTACAAGTATAGATGACATAATTTATAATCCAAAAAATCATTTTTATTATGATGATGTTAAAGTAGCTACTTTGGGTATAATAGATTATGTTAAAAGTAACAGAAAAGAAGAAAAAGATATAAGAGATATTGAATTGATAAGGAGTGTTTCATGAGAACATTAGTTTATTGTGGTACTAATATGTGTTCAGATTTTATTGAGTTAATTAATAGTGGTGAATATGATATGTGTTATGGGTTTGAAGCTCATCCAACTTTATATAATCGTGCTAAAAAGATATTCAATAATATGAACAATGTTGAAATGTACAATGTTATATTAGGTGAAGAACATGATACTATAAAGGAATTTTTTATACAGGATCCCAATCATAGTGGGTGTGATTTTGCATCTAGTACAGGTAAAATTACAGAAGAATATGGAAAAGTTTCTGGTAATGAAATAGAATTAAAAGATACGGTTAATATTAAAACTATGAATTTATATAAATTTTTACAAGAAAAAAATATATCTGAAATAGATTTTCTATTAACTGATTTAGAAGGAAGTGACTTAGATGTTATAAAAACTTTAAAACCTATGATAGAAACTAAATCAATTAAGAAAATTCAATGTGAAGTAGAGCCTGATAAAATGCCTATAAAGTATGATGGTTTAGATAATAAATTTAGTGGTTTTGATAATATTCTAAAAGAAAATTATAGACTGACTTGGATTGATCCTGTGGCTGAAGAAGATTGGTTTTCTATTGATCATAGATGGGAGTTAAAATAATGAAAAAGGTAATATTCATTGGTAATTGGGGAGAATCTCCGACAGATATGTTAAAAAGATATTCTAATCAAACTCCTGGTAATAGTGGTATATGGGAAGATATACAGGGAGTGGACAATCCTATGGAAGCTGATTATTGTGTAGTGATGGATGGTGTAGATGATGAATTACTACCAAGATTAGATTGGTCTAAAGTTATCTATTTTCAGAGAGAGCCAGATACGGTTAAACCTCATTATCTTGGACATATGTTTCCACAAGATATATTCTTTAAAGGTACTTATGAACATTTTCATAATGTTCCTACTTGGTGGATAAATCTTTCTTTTGATGAATTAGTTGAACTACCCTATCCAAGTAAAACTAAAAAAATCAGTACTGTAACTAGTGGAAAGCGTGGATTGGAAGAAAGGTCTAAAAGATTAGATTTTTTACAAAGATTTGTAAATGAGTATAAGAATATAGATGTTTATGGTAGAGCTGGTACTCAATCTATAGTTGGAGATTGTTGGAAAGGTGAATTAAACTATGATGGTAATTGTAAGTTTAAAGGACATATAGATTATGAATATTCTATAGTTTTAGAAAATGTATTGTATCCAAATTCTTGGACAGAAAAACCATGTGACTCAATACTTTCGTGGGCATTTCCAATTTATTCGGGTGCTAGTAACTTTGGTGAATATTTTCCATTGGAATCATTCTATCAATTGGATACAATGTATTCTAATATATCAGATATCATAGAATTTATTTCAGAACCACCTACTAAACTTCAAATAGAATCATTGGCGGAGGCTAGGAATTTATTGTTACATAAATGGAATATATGGCCATCTGTAAAAAGGATAATAGATGAAAGATCATAAATTAGAAATACCATTTTATATATCTACTAATAATAAACATATGAGATGTTTAGAAGTTTTTGTAGAAATATTTAATTTTTTCTTACCAAATCAAAAATTAAATATATTGGGTTATGATAATCCTGACTTTAAATTGTCTGATAATTGTAATTTCATATCTATGGGTAAACAAGGTTCAGTTAATGAATGGTCAACTGATCTTGGTAAATATTTTATGGATTGTAAAGATAAATATTTTATATATGGTACTGAAGATACGTTTTTTTATAAACAACCAAATATTGAATTTATAAATTATTTGATAAAATTAATTAAAGAAAATAAAGATGTTGGTAGAATCAATTTAGTTGATGGAACTGAATCTGATAATTGTACTTTAGAGAACAGTCCTCATTATAGAGTTGATTTGTTGAGTGAATTTGATAGTTCAAGTTGGGGTAAATGGAAACTATATCAACAAAATAAATATAGTGATTTTGCTATAACTACTCAATTCTCTATATGGGATAGAAATTATTTTTTAAAATATATGAAACCTAATAGAACTCCGTGGGAGTTTGAAGGTAAAGGTAGTTTAGAAGCTATGTCTGATATGGATTATAGAGTTTTGATGGTAGATGAAAATTTTCCTATAAATAAAAAAGAAGGATATAAAAGAGGTACATGGGAAAATACAACTTACTGGAAACATTTTTTGAAAAATAAAACTAAACAACATTTGGGGAGTGGATTATAATGGAATTGATATATTCAAAAGTAGAAACAGATAAATTATTACATATTATTCATAGGTCTAGTGATTTTCATAATATAGAAGATGGACACCGTACAGATGTTGTTGGTGCTGATGAGTTTATACAATTGTCTGCTCTGAATATGGATAAAGGACATACATTTAAACCACACAAACATATATGGAAACCTGGTGAAGATGAATGTATAGCTCAAGAATCATGGGTTGTTATAAAAGGTAGTGTTGAGTGTATATTTTATGATTTGGATGATACGATTATAGAGAAACCTATTTTAAAACCTGGTGATTGTAGTGTAACATTGGGTGGAGGACATACCTATAAAATTTTAGAACATGGTACATTGGTGTATGAATATAAAACAGGTCCTTATAAAGGACAGGAATTAGATAAAAAATTTATAGGAGAAAATTAAATGGGAAGAAGATTACAAGGTGAAAATAAACCAATAAGATGGCCAGATTTAACTCCGGAAGAAAGACATGAGTTTACTATGGAACATGATATTCAACAAACAAATTGGTTTATAGATGGTACAGTTTCGGGTGGAGAAACTTTTTATGATAAGGATGAAGTACAAAAATTAGTTGAACAGGCAAAAAGAAAAGAACCGAATTATTACGAAATGACAGATCCTCATGTTTATAATTGTTTTGATAGAAATGATATATCAGGTAAATCTGTAGCTGTTCTTGGTTCTGTTCAACCTTGGTATGAGGCTGTAATTATTGCATATGGTGGAAAACCAACTACTATTGAATATAATAAAATAAAAACAAATGATGATAGATTAACTTTAATGACTGTAGATGAATATAATGAGAATCCTCAAAAATTTGACATTGCTGTTTCAATATCTTCATTTGAACACGATGGTTTAGGTAGATATGGTGACCCAATAGATCCTGAAGGTGATTTTAAAGCTATGAAAAATGTAAGAGAAAATATTTTAGATGTAGGTGGAATATTATTTTTGGGAGTTCCTATGGGTGTGGATAGACTTGTTTGGAATGCCCATAGAATTTATGGTAAAAAAAGATGGCCTAAATTGATAGAAGGATTTGAAATAATAGATGAATCTGGATTTAAAGATGGAAATGTTTTAGATGTAGATACTGGAAGTGGTTGTACACAACAACCTATAGTGGTATTAAAAAATAAGGGATAAGTATATGAGTTTTGAAATAGTAAAAGATTTTGAAAATGAAATATCAAATTGGTTTGGTGCACCATATGGTGTTGCAGTAGATTGTTGTACACACGGAATTGAATTATGTCTAAGGTATCAACAGATTGATTGTATCACTATCCCTAAAAGAACCTATCTATCAGTTCCATTTTTAGCAGATAAACTTGGTATTGAGTTAAGATGGAAGAATGAAGAGTGGGAAGATTATTATAAAATAGGTGGAACAAATATTTATGATGCGGCTGTATTGTGGAGAGAGAATAGTTATTTACCTGGAACTTTTATGTGTTTGAGTTTTCAGTTTCAAAAACATTTAAGTTTGGGTAGAGGTGGTATGATATTAACAGATAATAAGGAAGCTGCTGTTGAACTTAAAAAAATGTCATATGATGGTAGGATTCCAGATGTTCCGTGGAGAGAACAGAACATAAGTAGTAAAGGATACCATTACTACATGGCTCCTGAAACAGCAGCTAATGGGTTAAGAAAATTACCTGAAGCTATAAAAACAAAACCAAGACAATGGGTTATTGAAGATTGGCCAGATTTAACTGAAATGGAAATTTTCAAATATGATCCTAATCAATATTGGCATAAAAATGAAGAATAGATATCACATATTAAAAAACGAGTGGAAAATTGATGATTATACTCATGTGGAAATAAATCCAATAATAGATTATATAGAAAAAAATAATGTTAAACCAAAACTAATAAGTTTTGATGATATAAGTCATAAAAAATCTTCAAAAAATCATAATAGATATGAAGATAGAAGATACATTGAATGTGATATAAATTATCCTGGTATATTAACCGAAGGTATAAATCCAGATAACAAAAAATATAGAATGATAGATGGTATGAGAAGAATTTATAAAATGAAAGATATGGGTATGACCGAGTCTAAATTTTATATAGTTGATTTTAAAATTGTAGAAAAAAATTCACACAAAGGAGTTACAAATGAGTAAAAGAAAAGCTTTTATAACAGGAATCAATGGACAAGATGGTTCATATTTAGCTGAACATTTATTAGAAAAAGATTATGAGGTATATGGGATAGTCAGAAGAAATTCTATAGCTGAACATCAAGAAAGTAGAATAGATCATTTAGTGGGACAGGGAGTAAATACTGAATATGGTGACTTACTTGATGTTAGTTCATTGGAAAGAATGATGGGTACAATTAAACCTGATGAGATTTATAACATAGGTGCACAATCACATGTAAGAATTAGTTTTGATGTTCCACAATTTACAGTCCAAACAAATGCTCTTGGTGTATTGAATATGTTAGAAGCATATAAATATCATTGTCCTAATGCTAGATTTTATCAAGCCTCATCATCTGAAATGTTTGGTAGGAGTGTTGAAGAAGATGGATTTCAGAGAGAAACTACAAAAATGGAGCCGACAAGTCCATATGGTTGTGCTAAAGTATTTGGTTACAACATAGTTAGACATTATAGATTCGCTCATAATTTATTTGCAGTAAATGGTATTCTATTTAATCACGAATCACCAAGACGAGGTTCAAACTTTGTAACTAATAAAGTTGTTAAAGCAGCTGTAAGAATTAAATTAGGATTACAAGATAAGTTAGAACTTGGTAATATGGATGCTTACCGTGATTGGGGTCATTCAAAAGATTATGTGAGAGCTATGAACATGATTGTCAATCATAATGAACCAGATGATTTTGTAGTTGCTACTGGTAGGACTCATTCAGTTAGAGAAATGTGTAACTTTGTGTTTGATTATTTGAATTTAAATTATAATGATTTTGTAACACAGAATCCTAAATTTTTAAGAGCAGAAGAATTAAAGTATCTGAAGGGTGATTCTACAAAGATAAGAGAAACATTAGGTTGGAAACCTGAATATACATTTGAAGCTATGATGGCTGAAATGGTTGATCATTGGATGGAGGTATTTAGTGAATAGTCCATTTAATTATTTTGATCACATTTATTGTGTTAATTTAGATAACAGACCTGATAGATGGGAACAATGTAAAGTAGAATTTGATAAAATTTCTATAACTGATAGAGTTGAAAGGTTTTCAGCTGTTGAGGCTAAACCTGGATGGATAGGATGTTTGAAGAGTCATATTGAAATAACTAAAGATGCCAAGAAAAGAGGATTTAAAAACTTTTTAGTTTTTGAAGATGATTTTTTATTGAAAGATAATATAGAAGAAAATTTAAGTAAATCATTATCACAATTAACTGACTTGGCTTTAGATTGGGATTTGTTATATTTAGGTATTAATCCCGTACATCATATGCCTTATGTATCTGAAAATTTAGTTAAGTGTGCGGGTGGATTGACAACACATGCATATGCTATGTCAGAAAGATTGTATGATGATATTATTAATATAGATGTTGATAATTCAAGACAAGTTGATGTATTTTATACGGATTATGTTCAGAAGGTTAGAGGTAAATCTTATTGTGTTTATCCAATACTTGCAATTCAAAAAGATGGTTATAGTGATGTAAATGATGAAGAAGTTAAATATGGAGATACTCACGCCAATCTAGAAGAGAGATTTCTACAATTTACAGATAGGAGAGAATGGGAATGAAAATAATACCAATTTTTATTGTAACTTTTAATAAACTTGAAGTATTAAAAAAATCAATAGCTTCTTATTATAAAAATATAGGAACACCATTTCAAATAGTTATTCATGATAATACAAGTGATTATCCACCTTTATTAGAATACTTTGAAGAATTGAAAAAAAATGGTGTTGATGTATATTATAATGATAAGAATGATGCTTTTGAAAGTGTACATAAAACTGTAGATGATTGGTTTGAAAAAAACTCATCAGTAGCTGACGATTATTATGTAGTGACAGATCCAGATATACAACTTGAAAATACAAATCCTGATATTTTAATGTATTATAAATATTTGTTACTCTTAAATAAAAGTTTCATGGTACCGGATAAATATAGTGGAGAATTAACTCATCAAGAAGTTTATGGTGTAGGACCTATGTTAAGAATAGATGATATACCTGATCATTATCCATTGAAGGGTGAAGCTATACAAAGACATTATGAACAATTTTGGAGTAAGATACCTTTAAGTGTTACTTGGATGCAAAGACAATACAATTACTTACCATGTTTTATAGATTCCACATTTGCTATGTATCACAAAAGTTTTAAATTTAAAAATCATAATTTTGCTATGAGAACTCATGCTCCATATTCTGCAAGACATTTGGATTGGTACATTGATACCAAAAATCCAACAGAAGATGAACTCTACTATTATAAAACTGCAAGAGGATTTGTTAATTGGAGTTCTGGACATGGAAAAGAAATGGGTTTAAAAATGAAGGATGATAAAGATGAATAAGAAATATTTGTTTGTATTAGGTATGCATAGAAGTGGTACTTCTGCTATGATTGGAGTATTAACAAAGTGTTTAAAAATATACAATAATCATAAAGATCACCATTGGGGTGATGATAATGTTAAGGGTGGATTTGAACATAAGTATCTTGTTGATGTAAATGAAAAAATATTAGGTACTATGAATACTGGATGGTCTGATGAAAAACCACTTGATGATGGTTGGTATAATAGTCCTATGATGCATTCTTTTTCTGACATCATAACTAATATTTTAGTTGAAGATTGTACACATCATGATTTAGTTACTATGAAAGATCCAAGGGTATGTATACTTTTACCACTTTATATAAGAGCCCTTAAGAAATCAGATATAGATCCTTTATTCCTAATAATAAATAGAGATGACATAGAAGTAGCTAATTCGCTTCAAAAAAGAAATGGAATGGAAATAGAAAAAGGATTGAAATTATGTGAAAAATATAAACAAGGGATAGAAGATTGGACTGAAGGTTTTGATACTCTTAAATTAGATTTCAATGATCTTATAAAAAATCCAGTTGGGTGTACAGATAAACTTATTTCTACTTTTAATTTAGATATTGATTTTGATGAAACTATGAGGGATTCTGTTATAGATTGGATAGATCCAGATTTAAAACATCATAATATTAAAGAGTAATGAAAATATCAATCCATCAACCAAATTTCTTTCCATGGTATCCATTTTTTCAGAAAATAAAATCTGTAGATAAATTTGTTATACTGACTCATTGTCAATTTGAAAAAAATGGTTATCAGAATAGATTTAATTTTAATGATAATTGGTATACTATGAGTGTTAAGAAAGGACTTGAACCTATAAAAGACAAAGTATATTTGAATCCAAAAAATGATTGGGATAGAATAAAAAATAGGTTACCTGAATATAAATCAATTTTAAATGAGTTTGATGATTGTATTTTTGATGTTTTGGAAAAAACTAATATATTTATAATAAATAGGTTATGTGAAATGTTAAATATTACAACAGAAATAGTTACAGACTATCCAACTGAATTAAAATCAACACATAGACTTATAGATATATGCAATCAATTTAATGGTACTGAATACATTTCTGGTATTGGTGCTAAAGACTATTTGGAAGAAAAATTATTTGAAGAAAATGGTATTAAAGTATCTTATCAGAAAGATATGGAACTTAAACATACATTGGAGGTTTTATGAAATTTTTAAACTATGACAGAGTATTATGTTTGTCACCACATCCAGATGATGTTGAATATGGGATGTTGGGTACAATATGTAAATATAAAGATACTAAATTTGATATATTTGTACTTTCACAGGGTGGTGATTTTGATGATACCACAAGTAAAGAAAGACATTTAGAATCAGAAAAAGCTTTAGAACATATAGATAATGCTGTATGTTATTTCTCTAAAATAAAACATATTAAAAATAAACCTGAAGATGAGTGGGTTAGTATAATTGAGAATAAATTTAATATAAGTGATTATGATTGTATTATATATCCTCCAAAAGAAGATTCTCATTTTGAACATAGAATGATTAATAAATTAGCACCAGCTTTGGTTAGGGGTGTAAAGTGTGGTAGAATGACTTATAAAACTGCGAGTGTTCTTGATACTTGGTTACCTAATTTATTTGTTGATTTACATCATTTAGGTGAAAGAAATGAAGAAGATGGTCATTCCAACGGAACACACCTTACATTTATGGCTATGACTTGGTATATAAAATTAAATAGAATGAAATTATTTGAATCACAAAAAGGCAAACCATATTTTGAAGAAGATTCTATAAAGAGTTTTCATAGTAATTATGGTTGTTCTAAAAGAGGGATGAATCACGTTGAAAGTTTTAGGGTAGAAACTACATATGTCTAAATGGTCTAATATATTTGGTAAAAAACATTCTAAATTTGTTTCAAGTGGTAAAGAAGCTATAACCAAAGCTTTAGAATTATTGGGTTCTAAAAAAGTAGCTATTCCATCTTATACATGTAATAGAGTATTGGAAGGAACTTTGGATGCTAATTGTCAACCACATATAGTTGATTGTGGATTAGATTTGCAAATAGATTTAGAATCATTAAATAATTTTAAAGGTGATACAGTGATAGTTCCTCATATGTTTGGAATAATGTCAGATATTAAACCAATAAAAGATTTAGGATTTAATATAATAGAAGATTGTTCTCAATGTCTTGGTTTACAAGATCTCGGAAAATATGCTGATTATGTAATAGTATCTGTTGGTGGAACTAAATGGTTATCATGTGGTGGAGGTGGAATTCTTATAGGGAATGATATGGAGGGTGGAGAAGTACCTTCAAAGATTAGTGATAGGTCAGGTGATATAAGAAAATCTTTAATTAAAAGAACTTATTTTGCACAAGAATTACTTGATGCTGGAATTGATTTGATAGGTAAAGATAAACCTAATGCGTGGATGAGGGGAATGTATTTTACAGATACTCAAAAAAGAACACCATACATACCAATACACGAATTATATGGAAATTTTAAATGTCCTATATTAGATGGATATAAAAATAAATTAGATTGGATATCAATATATGGATAAAATAGTTTTATATTGTAAGTCTTATAGAAATGATGTTCATAGACTTAAAGTTTTATTAGATTCTGTTATTAAATATAATAGAGATGGATTGAAATTTTATATTTCATGTCCTGAAATTGATGTTGATATATTTAAACAAGTACTTGGAAATGATGGATATGAGTTATTAACTGATGAACAAATAGTGAGTAAATTAGATATTCATGGAAACAAATTATCTTATATAAATCAAAATTTTGGATGGGTTCAACAACAGGTAGTTAAATCTGAATTTTGGAAACTTGATTTGTGTGTTAATTATTTGTGTTTGGATTCTGATATGTATTTCATAACTGATTTTTATGAACATGATTTTATTTATGAAGGTGACACGCCATACACTGTTATGCATGAATGTAAAGATTTATTACAATTTACTTCAAGAAACAATATGGGTTTTGTTAGAGATAGTTTTGTTGAAGATAGAAAGTATGTACAGAATATATTTAATAGAAAAGGTAAACCTTATGATTTCGGTCCTACTCCTGTAATATGGTCAAGGAAAGTATGGGAATCACTAAAAAAAGATTATTTAGATCCAAATGGTTTAACTTTTTTAAATTTAATAGAAGCTAAACATTGTGAATTTCATTGGTATGGTGAGTGGTTATTGAAAAAAAGACCAATAGATATAGTACCAATAGACCAAATTTTTAAGAACTATCATTATAGAGAACAATATGAGGAAAGCATTAAATTAGGTGATACCGAAAAAACATTATCAGAAAACTTTTTGGGTGTAGCTTTAGAAACTACTTGGGGAGCTCCGTTAAAATATGAGTAAAACATTAGCAGTTATATTAAATCATAACTTACCAGATGAAACAGATAAATTGTATGAATCTTTAAAACCTCACGAGAAAGATGATTATGATTTAGTTGTAGTTGAAAATGGGTGTGATGATGGAGGAAAATCAAAATATTCAACATTCACATTAGATGAAAATGTTTATTTTGGTGGAGGTTTAAATATAATGTTTCAGTACATTCTTGATAACAAAGAATATGATTCTTTATTGTTTTTAAATAATGATATAATAGTTCACGGATATAATTTTGTAAAAACATTAAGAGAAGAAATGTTTGAAAATGATTTTAAAATTGTTTCACCAACTATTTTTCAACCAACGCATGATCAAGGGTTTTGGTTTACAATGCACAATTGGAATAGTAAAACTACAAGACAAGTTAAATGGGTTGATTTTAATGCACCATTGATACATAGAGATTTGATAGAACATATAGGACAATTTGATTCGGAATTAATGTACGGTTGGGGAATTGATATGTTGTGTGGAATGGAGTGTGAAGATAAGGGATGGAAAATTGGTGTATGTGATTTTGTTCCAATATTGCATTTAGTAGCTCAAACTACAAAAAAAGGTAAATCTGATATTACTTTTGATGAGTATTGTAGTAGAGCTGATGCCGATATGAAAAATTATTTTTTGAGAAATAATTTGGCAAATAGAATGTCAGAATACATAAGTAATTCACAAAAATATAGGAGTTTCAGATGAAAATAGATCACCCATATGATACTGCAGTACATCATCCGACATTTGAAGATAGTAGAGGATCTTTTACTGCTATTGATTCTAAATTTATGAATGAAGATTGGGATCAGTTTAATATAGGAGTAAACAATAATAAATTCACTTTCAGGGGGTTACATTATCAAACTAATCCACCACAGACTAAATGTATAAAAGTTATTCAGGGTAACATATTAGATATATGGTATGATTTAGAAACTAAAGAAATACATACATTTGATTTAAATAACGAAGAGTTTTTGTATATTCCAAGTAAATATGCTCATGGATATTTAACTTTAACTTCAAACACTATAGTTACTTATTTGGTGAAAGGTGAATATAATCCAGAATCTGAACATAGTATAGTTTGGGATACTATACCAAGTATTAAAAAAATAGTTGATAGTCATTTACAAGGTTGTACAATATGGTTATCAGACAAGGATAGGTTAGGTAAATGAATTTAAAAGATTTAAAAAATGATATTTGTTTATTAGTTGCTGGTAATATCAATGATGAAATGGATTATGAAAAAATTACTCTTACTATGGAACACAATGAATCTGTTTTTAATGAATTTGGTAAAATAGTTTTTGTTTTAAATAGTCATGAATCATCAAATAGTAGAGAAGCTGAAAAAGTTGTTGCATTTTTAAAACTTAAATTTCCAGAATCAGTAATATTATTTGATTTTGCAAATAGAGGACATCAAATCGGACATGTTGATTTGGATAAAATTGGATTCTTTTATATAAAAAATAATCTAAAATCTATGAAGTACACATTTAAATTATCTATAGATATTTTAGTTAAAGATATTTTATTAAACTTAAATATAGATGAAGATACAGATTTTTTTTATCAACCTTCAATAAATTTAGTTGATTATCAAAAATATAATGATATTTATTATAGAGAGTTTACTAAAGATAATTTTTCAGATGGGTTATGTCCACAGACAATATTTTATATGTTGTCAAATAAAGTAGACTTTCCATATGAAAAAAACGAGGTTATAGACAAAAATTATGATGACTGGATCAGAAGAGGTTATAAAGGAGTGGATCAAAAATTGGTTTTAGCTTGTGAACATTCTTTAAATAAATCCATTATTAGAAATAAATTTAAAAGACAATCTATGATTGATGAAAGTACTTTTTATAAAATAATAAATTATATGATTAGTACAAATAATTCAGATTGCACATTAAAAAATATTTACATACCTGAAATCGGTGTGTGTCATTGGCAGTATAAAAATAAGGAGACACTTACTTGTGCCTTATGATATGGAAATGGAAGAGTACCAAGAGGATATATTAATGAAAGAAAATAACCCAATAACATTTTGTTGTTCAACATACAACACATTAAATTATTTAAAATGGGCTGTTAAGTCAGTTAGACAAAACGCTCACTTTAAAGATGCAGCGTTTATAGTACATGCTGAAAATTGTGATGATGGTACAAATGAATGGTTAGAAGAAGTAAAAGATAAATACAATCTTGAAATTTACATTGAACCACATACAAATCCTGTTAGGGGTATTGGTGGTGGAATGAACTTTTGTGCAGAAAAAGTTAAAACAGAGTATGTTTTATTCATACAATCAGATTTCTATTGTGCTAGAAATTTTGATATTGAATTACTGAAAGTGTTTGATGATTATGAAGATGACGATAGATTATTAGTTACAAGTCATAGAGTACAACCTGATATATTTAGAGATAGAGATAGGGGTGGTAGAGATGGAACTGTATTTACAGATTTTGATGACTTTGGTGTGTTACATAATGATTTTAAAGAAGAAAAATTTTTAGATTGGTGTGATGAATTTAGTAAAATAAACGATTTTAGAATTAGAAGAGCAGAAGGTGCAGGTGGATATCTTTTGAAAAAAAGAGATTGGGATTATATTGGTGGTAATGATCCATTGTTTGCACCAGCTTCTTGGGAAGATATGGACATCTTTGTTAGAATGCAATTGGAAGATTTTAAATTCGTTTTAACACCAAAATCTGTTATTTGGCATTTTGCGGCTAGAACAAGTTGGTTTGAAGGTGGTGATAACTTTAATGTTAAGTCGGAAAGACAAATAAAAGCTGAAGCTGACAATCAAAGAAAATGGATGCAAAAATGGGGACAAATGCCTCAATTTGATAAACATGAATTTATTAAACCAATACAACCACCGAAAGGAGTAAAGGTAAGATTATGAATCATGCATTAGTAACCGGTGGATGTGGATTTATAGGAACTAATTTAGTAAATAAATTATGTGATTTGGGATACAAAGTAATGTCGGTAGATGTCCAAGATCCTATTTATAAAAATCCAAATTGTATTTATATAAACGAAGATATCAGAAATTTTCCATCTCAATCACTTCCTCTATTTGAAAAATATAATTTTTATCCAAATCGTATATTTCATTTAGCTGCTATCACTAAAATTCAAGAGAGTTTTGAAATTCCAATGAAAACAATTTCAGTTAATGGTAGTGGTCCAAATGCAATTAGTTATTTAAATATGATAGGTGGTAATAGGGCTAAAATTATATATGCTTCTACTAGTGCTATAGATGGTGGTTATGATTTGAATCCGTATGTTTATGGAAAATGGTTAGGAGAAGAAACATTTAAATTATATAATAAATTATATAAATCAAAAGTAGCAATCGCTAGATTTTATAATGTTTATGGTCCTTATCAAGGACACGGTACATATAAAAATGTAATACCGATATTTGAAGACAGATATACAAAAGGTAAGAAATTATCAATTACAGGAGATGGAAAACAAAAAAGAGATTTTATACATGTTGAAGATATTTGTGAAGCTTTAATAGAAATTGGAGATAGTAAATATAATAATTGTGAAGTATTTAATTTGGGGACTGGTGAGAATATTAGTATAAATGAACTCGCTTCATATTATAATATTGATAAGTTTTATATAAAAAGGCCATCCGGTGAGATGGATGAAACTTTAGCTGACTTATCTTACACTTTTTCAAAATTGAAATGGAGACCTAAAAAAGATGTTAAAACTTATGTCGAGGGGTGGTTGAATGAAAACAATTAGTTTTATAATAACAAATTACAATACTAAAAAATATACACAATTTGTGTATAACTCTATCAGAAAGAATCTTGGATACTTTCATGAGATAGTTATGTGTGATGATGGTTCTGATGATGGAACTTGGGAATGGTTACAGGAAATTAAGAAGACAGATCATAATATGATTATTCATAGAAATGAAACAAATATAGGTATTGCTTATTCATACAATAAAATGGTAGAATTATCTTCTAATGAAATAATATGTATGTTGCATTCTGATATGTATGTTCCACCTAAATTTGATGAGATTATGTTGAAGTATATGGAAGATTATGATTTTATAACTCCTGTTAGAGTTGAACCGAATGTTGGATATCCACCATCTTTAGATAAAATACTAATGAATTTTGGAACTAATTCTGATGAATTTGATGAACTTGAATTTTTAAACTGGAATGAAAATAATATCAGAGAGAATGAAGGAAGAGTTGAACAAAGGATGTTTTTTCCTTGGATGACTACAAAAACACTTTATAATAAAGTTGGTGGTAATGATTGTTTATTTTTAAAATATATGGTAGATGATGATGACTTTTACTTAAGAATAAAAATGGCAGGTGGTAAATACACTCAATTATTTGAAACTGCCGTGTATCATATGCCGAGTAAAAGTGTTAGAATGAGAGAAGATCATACTATAGGAACAGACACTG